CTCGAAGTGTGATTTGTTATCACACCCGAGAGGGCGGCTTGGGTTATCGGTATGATGGCCTACCAAGCTCTTGGTATTTGAGGTTTAAGCTCCTCTTATAGCTTTGTTTAACTTTCCTTTCGGAGTATAGCACTCTTAATGTGTGGCTAAAGGTCTACATGGTACTGGTTTCACCAGGATTGAGACAGAAAGGATACAAGTAGGGTGGCGACCCTTGGTTTTCTATTTTCTGGCACCACGGTAGATTGGATGTTGCATGTTTTGTAGTCATTTCCTTAAGAAGTGGGTTCATGGTCCAGTTGCTCGATGAGCTATAACTCATAGAATCAGAGAACCGGGGGGGGTTGAACTGCGAGGCGGGGAGTCTGACTACTGTCATCTGGGGAAACCCAAGTGAAAGGCAGAGCAGTCCTTACGACGATTCAACACAACTGGCTGACGTGAGATGCTTGATCGGCACCATGCTATCAGCACTAGTGAGGCTGTAATTTTCGGTTGAAGGAATCCAACTGATCGGTTTACCGGTGTAGCTGAGCAGCAGCACCTCCCCTGGGATGTAGGATCCCATTTCATTATCACAATCACAATCATGTTCGCAACTATTTTCATCACCCTCTTCTTTTCCTATGTGACATCCACCACTGTTGGGTGGTCGGCATCTGCCATTGTTTCTTTTCTCGCGCTCATTTCTCAATCTGGCTATCTTGAATGGACCTTAGATGATGAGTGGATTTATCCACAAGTTATAGGATGGTTTGTGGAATTCGCCTTATATCGATCGGCGATCCCTTTTGTGGTATTTGGTTTGAGATATCTGGCATCGTTCTTGGATTCACAATGGTTTAACGATGAGGTTTTACCATATCTAATAAATTATTGTTCTGGTGCTCTGACCTTACTTGCAGTATTTTATATCGGTGTGTATGATATGTATTTCATTTTGATCCTTGTCTTCCTCCCAGGTATGTGGTGTTTGGCTGCAGCATTAGTGTTAGGACCTTTGGTCCTGATATTAAATTTCAGTGCTGCGTATATATTCTTTGATTTTGTTGGTGCCGTTGTCACAGGTAATTATGGTGTTCAACACTATAATTTCCTTCCAGCTGTCCGTTTAGCACGAGACTTTGTCAGGCGCCCTATTCAGTTTTTGATTTGGCTGATCCCTCAAATCAATTATGTTACATCCACCATCTTTGTTCGTAGCTTCCTACTAATGATATCAACTTCATTGAGGGCTCCAGCACTTATTTGGTCTCTTATTTTTGAAGATCTCCCAGTTTTACGGTTAGGTGATCCAGAGTCTAAGTTTTATTTTAAGACTAGATGTACTTTTTCCCTTGCCATATTTCTGCTTGTGTTTGGTGGTTTTACAACGATTTTGGTGACTTTGTTGGTTATCGCAGCCGCTGGGTTCATCCTGGCTTTAATCTTTCTTGCCTTGACGTTCGGAACGGATGGATTTGCCATGCCAGTCGTTCTTTTATTTTCTTTGGCAAAATCTTGTATGCGCAATTTTAATGATGCGTACACAAGCTATATCAGCCGACGATACAAAGAGGTAGCATTAGAGGTCCACTTCTTTGTCAGGTCTTACACCCACCGATCCAGGGTGTTCGGCCGTTATCGCAATGATTCTGGCGAAATTGTGGTGGTGGATATGCGGACAGATTTCAGGACATTGCCACTTAGAGTTGTTGAGAGGCTATTCTGTGACTTGATAATTCCGTTCCATCCATCAACCTGGATTTTTTTATTCGCTGGCATCTCTTTGATTGTCACAGCTAAAATGTTGCGGGTCGGATATAGAATTTTCCATGCTCTGGTTTTCTTTCCTATTAGAGTTATAGAGGCATCTGTATGGGCGATAGTACCTTTCCTTCTTCCTTCCACAATCTTCGATGTCATTTGTAGCGGTTATGTCTATGCCTACATTTGGTTCGACTCCGCACACCCTGATTGGTTCGCAGATTTATGTCGGTGGTCTAGGTTATTACAAGTATCAGCACTAACTGGTGTTGCATACATGAATACCGATGACCTCACGATATATCGTGGGGGTTTTGAAGGTGAAAGGATCTCACAATTATTTAAAAGACAGTGGGTTTCTTTGACAAGACGGACGATTATCAGGTTTGTTGAGTCATTAGAGAGTCTACGACTCCCAGAAATGATTCAAGCAGCTTATAAGCCACCTGACCTCGAGTCTATTCGAAGCACATATGTCACACTGAAGGATATGGGTTTTCCTGTCGACCAAACCTTCATTGATTCAATAGATAGGCCGGAATCTTCAGCATACCTTGCAGAATGGGGTTCTTTTAAAAATTACCTTATGGGCACATCTAACTTCTCTTTAGGGTTCAGAGATGTGAAGACTGCCCTCAGGAAATGGCTGCCTGCTGATTTTTACCCAGAAATCCCAGGCTATATACATTCAGCGACCTTTACCGGTGTCTCAGAAGAAATTACCTCTACAGCAAGGTACTTCACCGGTAACAAACTAGATGATATTGAAGAGTTTGATGAGTTGGCGGAGGACCTCTACCAATCCGTCAAGGCTCAATATGCTAATTCCCGTTTGGCCAGTTTCGAGGAAATATACAAAAACTGGACTAAGAAATTTAACATGGGCTTTGGAATGGGCACTCGAAAAGGACATCGACTTGTCCAAGCCACTCGAGCCTCTGTTATACAGGCAATGGGGGGGAAGAAGGCTTTTCTCTCTAGGTGGGAGAAAATCTTCTATAATGCGCAATCAATGGTTTTACCTGCCCCAGTTTTCACAAAATGGGAGACACTAAAACTGAAGAAAGCGCTTTCTAGATCAGTTCGAACTGTTGTCGGGTCTGCCTTCACCCATCATGTTATGACAACTGTTTTCAATTATCATCCTAATCATAACTATGCTGTCTGGGAGACACCAATGAAAGTCGGAATGCCCATCAATGGGCAAAATTTCAACCGACTCTGGTCCTCCCTTCTGGCTCATGAGAAAGTCTTTGCGGGTGATATGACGGCTTTTGATTCGACACAAGCTCCTGTCGTCTTACGACTAATTGCTGAATGTCGGAAGAAAGGATACTCACACCTTGATAAAGATCAGTATGATAAGATATGCCAGTTAATAGACATCAGTTATGAGATGCTGAGAGATCAGCCCATGGGATTTAAAAACTTTGGAGATATTGCTGAGAAGCACCAAGGTTTTTCCACTGGGCATTCTTCCACGACGCCTGACAACTCATTGGCTCTAGTTGTCAATTATCTTTATGCTTGGCGGAAAACTACAGGATTGAGAGCCCGAGAATTCTTCAATTTCAACACTCTATGCAACTTTGGAGACGATCATGTCCTGGGTTATGATCCAGTATTTGGTTGGAATCCAAATCAGGCTATGAAAAGGATGGCTGAGATAGGTACAATGATGAGAGATGAGGCACCTGGACAAGATTTCCT